TGTGCATCGACAGTAATATCGGCAGCAGTGTAGCTGCCAGCATTTACAGCAGTATTTGCAAGCGATAATGTTCCGCTTGTTGTAATTGGCCCACCAGTTAAACCAGTGCCACTGTCAACGCTGGTAACCGTTCCACCACCACCGGGAGCATCAGCCCAGTAGCCTTCACCACTACTGTCGGCAGTTAAAACTTGGCCAGTAGATGGTAGTGAACTATTATCCTTGAGAATAAAATTAATACCTGGAACACGAAACTTGGTAATATCAAGGTTTCCCAGAGTGATTTCGTTGCTTACTGTTGCTGAACTGCTTAGAGCAAGATAACCAATGCCTATATTGTTGCTGCCAGTAGTCCTATTCCTTAGGGAAAAAGCGCCTATGGCTACGTTATTACCTCCCGTAGTATTAGAGTGTAAAGCATAATATCCGTGAGCAGTGTTATAGCTTCCAGTGGTGCTGTTTTGAAAATTGTAAGTGCCTATGGCTATGTTTCTGATTCCAGTAGTGTTAGAAAGAAGGGCGTTAACTCCAAGAGCAATGTTGTCATCCCCGGATGTTGTCGCATTTAACGCTTTATATCCAACGGCAATATTGCGAGAAGCTGTCGTCCCTGCGTTCTGCAAAGCTTGATAGCCTGCTGCAAACGATAGATTACCTGATGTTGTGAGCTGACTAAGTGCATCGGTACCAATTTTGAACGACTCAGTAGTGTCTCCTGCTTCAATAGTTTCGAAGCCACCACTGCCGCCAGCCCCAATCTCGACAACAGATCCGCCGTCTGTTTTGGTAAATACTCCGCCGTCTGTTGTATTAACAAGCAGTTCAGCTGTTTCTGAAAAATCACTAGCAGCAGGATCGCTAGTGCCTCTTTTGTGCCGAATTGTATTAGCCATGAATCAGAAAGTTCCTCCGTCAATAGTTGAGGCGTTTGATAGATAATCTGTTCCAGCAGTTGCAACACTAAACGCAGATGTTCCGTTGCCTTTCAAGATGCCTGTCAACGTCGTAGCACCTGTTCCGCCGTCCGCTACCGCAAGAGTTCCGGTAATCGATGACGCTCCAAGGTCAACGGCAAGTTCAGTTGATTCAATAACGCAACCGCCGTTAGCCTTTAAGTCAACACTGATCGTTGAACCAGCAACATCAATACCGTCTCCGGCTGTAGGAGCAGCAGCAGCAGCAGCAATTGTGATGCCGCCTGCACTATTGGTGATCGTAATGTTTGAGCCAGCAGTCAACGTTGCTTTTGACAACGTGTTCCCAGTGGTATTACCAATCAACAGCTGACCATTGGTGTAGCTGGTTTGGCCAGTGCCTCCTTTATTGACTGCAATTGTTGAGGCAGACCAAGTGCCGCTGCTTAACGTTCCAACAGAAGTAAGACTAGAAGCGGTAACGCCACTGCCAAGAGTTGTGGGACTTAAAACACTTGTGCCATTGATGTAATAAGACTTGCCTGAGGCCAAATCTAAGTGTTCGCTTGATGTCCAACTATCTGACGAATCAAGCCAGCGAAATAGCTTATTGGTTGCGCCTAAAAGGGTAATTCCTCCACCGTCAGCCGTTGTATCGGTTGGAGTGCTGACATTACCCAAGGTAATGTTTTTGTCAGCAACATCAATCGTGGTTGAATCAATGGTTGTTGTGGTGCCTTGAACAGTTAAATCACCGGCTACCGTTAAATTATTGTCAAAAGTAGTATTACCGCTAAGAGTGGCCCCACTAAGATCAACCGTTCCAGTAAAAGTCTTGTTGCCACTTAAAGTCTGGTTGCCGGTAAGCGTCGCAAACGCTCCAGAGCCAGCAATCGAAATAACAGAACTTGCAGCCCCACCGCCAGCGTCCCCAAAGCCATAGCTCAGGATGTTGTCAACCTCTGAGTACGCTAACTCACTTGGCGCAAGACTACTTGGCGCACCAGATGCACCGCCAGCGGCTCTTTTTTTGATCCTGATGGTGTTGGTCATGGCTTAAAAGTTACCTCCAAGAACAAGTGTGTCTGTAGTCCAAGTGTCGTCGGCAATAAACTTACCGGCCGAGCTGTCGTAATAGACAACGCTTTTGTTAACTTTAGCAGTTGTGTCTATGTCAAATCCCGCCCCAGCGGCACCCTGTGGCCCAATCGTAGACGCTGTGACGACAGTAGTCACAGGAGTGCTTACAACGGTTGAGCCATTAGCGTCGGTGACTGTGACCGTGTTTTTTTGAGTGGTTACATTGACTGTTGTCATGCCGTATATCCCTGAGAAACCGTAATTTGCCCTTCTAAATAATAATCCTTTAGCCCTCCTGAGCTTGTGACTAAAACGTCGTAATTCAAGTTGTCAGGGAAAGTTGTTGTCTGAGTATCAGTTAGTGAAATTGTCACCTGACCGTTCGTGCGGTTAGTGTAAGCAACCGCAAAATCTGCATATTTTGTCGTTCTTTTTTCGCTCCAAGCCTGTGCAGCTACTGTTGCCCCTGTCAGGTCAATTGCAGCGGCAGTGCTGTCCTTGAATTGCAAAGCCAGCGAAAAGCTAGCTCGCCGTTGAAGCGTGAAATTATAAATCCCAGGTGAAACAGACATACCTTTCGCCCATTAAGCCCATACTACCTGCAATCAGTTTAAGAGGTAACCTTATGAGCCAGCCATCAGACCGTGAGCCGACGCAAACGCCAGCAATGCCTCGACCTTTGCTTCAAGCGTTACGCAATACTGCAACAACTCTGCATTCGTTGGAGCGGCAGCATCTGCAATCGTGTTGGTATCACTAGCGGTTGGTAATGAACCAGATGTTGCGCTTGTCGTGATGTCAGTTACATGCGTTGACTGAACAGCAGCTGTCGCGCCAAAGAAACCAAGCGTGTTGGAATTGATTTCAAGCTGAGTCGTTAGGGTTCCAGCGGCTTGAACCTTGAACTTCAACGCTGAATCTTCTGTCGTATCACTCGCGTCAACGATGCTGCCCTCAATGGCTGCATAATCCACCTCAGCAGGCGTAGCGTTATCGTTTTTGCCTCTGTAGTACAGCGTGCTTAGGATGTCGCCGTCTTGCCCTGCTCCAGACGCTCCACGGCGATGGAACATCGTAATGTCACCACCAGATGCCGCATCATCTGCGTTGCATTCAGAACGGAAAGCTGTGCCCGTCAGGCTTGTTGCTAGGTGGAGCGGATACCCAGGAGTTAGCTCACCAATGCCTACATATTGGTTGTAAAGACGCAATCGTGATGCAGTCGTGCCAGACGCAGACGACATCAAATCGAGATAGCCGTCTTCACTGCCATCAGTTACGGTCTGAATCCCAGCAATGATTTGTGCGTAGGTGTGGGCGTTCCCTCCATCGTCCTCGCCACGAAATTCAATGTTTCCTAAGTTGTCACCAGCAGCGGGAGTTGCTGAATTTCGATACAGAACCAAGTCAGGAGCAGTATCAACGCCAGCATCCGTGTTTTCAATGATGACCTGATCAGTCGTGTCTGCACTGAAAAGATGCAGTTGTGCCGCTTCCGTACCAGTGCCAAGCTTCAATCCGCTTGTTGTGAATGCGCCTTGATAGGTGCTATTAGCAGCAAAACCTAGTTCGTTTGCAGCAGAACGGTACAGACCCGTCACGCTTGAATCGTCAATAAATGACAGGGCAGGACTTCCAGCCGATCCAGCAGGCAATAGTCGATGGATGTTGGCGAAAGTAATCGACTTATTTTTGTCAGCCGCTGCCGCTTCAGAACTGTCAATGACTGCAAATAGATCCGCAGCCGCTGGAGCGGTTAGCGCCGCCAAATCCGTGATTTTCTTATCTGCCATTGATCACGAATCTCCTGGCTTAGTGGGCCAAGCGGGGTTGGCTGGATCAGTTGTATTTGCTGGTAAATCACGCAACTCTTGCCGGTAAGTTTTTAACGCGGCTGGAACGTTCGTGCCAAGTTCTTTGTGCCTCACTACTTCCCAATCAGTTTCAGCAATTTTACGATTACGCTCTGCTCGCAATTCGTTCCACGGCTGCTGCGCTTCTAACCGTGCTAGTTCTGCACTGATTTCAGATGATGTTGGTTGCGATTCTGCGTGATCGTAACTGGTAATTTCATCATCAACCATTACAACCCTTGCTCCGGGCCGCAACGATAAAACTGCCTCGATTGGTTGAATAATCATACTGCTACCTCCATAAGAGTAATTGTTGACGTGCCGAGACCAGCACTGATGCCCTGTTTTTGATACATTACAATAGAAGTGCTGTAAGGCCGACCTTGAGTTTTATAGGTTATGGTGCTTGTTGTATTTGGCAAGTCAGACAGCGTAAGGCAAGCTCTTCCGAAATAAACGATATTAGTAGAACTGCCTGCTAATACGCCATAGTCAGTAGCGCCATTAGGTGCTGAATTGTTCTCATTAGGAACATAAATAGCCGTTGAATCACGCAATACTTTTATGCCATTATACGCGAAATGGTCAAGATTGTTATAGACATAAAAGTCTTGGTTGATAAAAATCAATATCTTGCTAGAGGCAAGGCTTGGTGTAATTGATGCGGTCAAAGTAGTGTCGGTGTATGCAAGTTCATTTGCAGTCGATACAGTCGTAGACGTTTCAGCGGTGACAACCTGCAAAATCTTGCCAGTCGCGGCACTAAGGTTCCCCCATGCACTGCCGTCATAACCCTCGTATTGACTGAGAGTTGTATTGAAGCGAATCATCCCAGCGGCTGGACTTGCGCTTCGCTGCGCCGTTGTGCCGTCTGGAACCGTTAAAGATCCAGTGCCCGCAAGCGTAAAAGATCCGTCCGTTTCGACTTGAAAAAGCTCAACCCACGCATTGTTAGCAGCGTTTCGCAGCTTGTACGTGCTAGGCGTTGTACTGGTGTCTTCCCAGACCTGACCAGCGAACGTAGTGCCAGGACTACCTGAGCCGCTGTTGACGCTAGCGATTGCAGCAAGCACGTTGTTTAGGTCATTTCTAAAGCTTGCTCCTGACGCATTAGCCAGGTTGTAATCATGTTGGCTCATTCTTGAACTCCGTAACCGTTCGCCGCATATTCAAAATTGCGGTCAATTGCCGTGTCGCTTGAATCGTAGAAGGTCACAGTGAAACCCAGCCGCGTTTCGGACGTGATCACATAATAGTCGCCAGAGGTCAAATTGAAAGCCGTCAAGCCAATGCTTGGCGTTTGATAGAACCCATTCACGAAGGTCACCGCCTTTGAACCCGCTCCAGAAGCAATCACTGCGCTGCTTTCTGTGCGGCTTTCCATGCTCAACGTGTAGCCCAGCTGTTCAACAACCGGAGTCTGATCAGGGTGAGCTGTCGTCAACTCAGCCTTGAATTGGAACAATCTGCCGCTATAGCGTCCTGACTCCATAGGAGTCCAAGCCCCGTAGTCAACGTCAGACTCAAGCTCAAAGCTGTCACTGTCCTCCAGCAGCAGCTTGTCACCATCCTCTAAGAGAAAAACAACATCAATTAGAGCTTGGTCACTGCTTCTAAAATACAACTGAGCACTTGTGTCGTCAGCATTCAAACCATCAACATCAGACCAACGATCAATAAGCTCCGTTCGAGCATCAATCACATCATCAGGATAAATCCCAAGCGTTTTAATTTTGCGTTTGAACAAAACACTAAATTTTCCACCAAGATCAACAATACTGTTGAAGTAATACTCGCCACTTAGAAAACGATTACCAATAAAGTCAACAGACGTAATTAAATCAAAATCAGGGATAGGGTCAATTGTTGCGCTCCCATCAAGAGCTAATCCTGCGATGGTGCTTGAGTAAAAAGCTTGACTTGTAACGCCTTGGAACGGTGGGGTGTCCAGATCTTCACGGCGAACCTGCACATCTAGCAACGGAATTGGACTTGGCAGGTCAATAACTGCACTTGTTGCGTTTTGGCTTCGCAAGCCAGTCGTATTGTGCTCAAATTTGATCAAATACTCGCCTTCAATTAAAGGCAAAACTGCATATTGTGTTTTGGCTTTGACTTCTGTCAGCTTGACACTATCGCTCCAAGTGCCAGTTCCATCAAGTAAATTTGAATGTCGAATGATGGCAGTCAAAAATTCAGAATTTAAGCCACTTGCCGGAACGATCCAACGTAAAATAACTTCACCGCCATCAGTTTTTTGAATTGTGACATTAACTGGGTCAGGCGTTAAAAGGACACTGCCGTCGTCGCCTAAACCTGGATTGGGAACTGCAAAAACTGCTTCAACCCATGACGAACTTCTTTGAATTTGACTAAAGCCAAGAGAACGAACCTGAAACGTAAGGATTGCCCCTGGCAATAAACCGTCTATGAAAAACCTAGACTCTTGGGTTTGGGCATTTACGTAATTGCCGCCGCCAACTTTGTATCGAATATCAAAACCAAGCGTTGCTGAGTTTGTCCTTCTCGTCCAGACAGCAGTGACACGATTAAGAGTATTGTTATTAACTCTAACCTCGACTGAACTCAATTCAAGTCCAGTTGGCGGTGCTGGTGCTTCGTCTAGCGTTGTAATGTCCGCAAACTCAAGAGCCTGATTTGTATCTGCAACGCCGTAGATACTGTCGTTATGTTCAACGCCTGTAATCGTATATTGCCCATCACCGTTATCGCCAACAGACAAACAACGAAACTTTTGCAGGCTTACAGTGTCAGTTGCAATTGACCAAACCGATTGTGCCAATGGAACACTGGTAAATGCAATTGAAACATTGATGGTCGAACCACTAACCGGTGTATCAATTGGGACAGTCTCAACCGTTCCATCAGGCATCACGCAAGTCAAACGCGGATTTGCGCCTGTAGGTAAAATAATTGACTGATCAGCAACAACAGCAGTAGTCGTTGCACTTGAAACGCGACCCGCAATTCTGTCGCCTTGGCGCATCTCATCAGCAACCGCAAAGACTTGCCCAGGTAAAACAACCGCGCCAGCAAGCCCTGTTGTGAACGTAACAACTTCACCGTCGATTTCTTCTGAGGCCAGCATCCAACGGCCCAAGCGTTGTGCCTGCCATTTAGATGTAGCGCCAAGAGCAAGAATTTCCTTAATCTGATAGCCATATTTCGTGATCAATGCAGCATCTTCTACGACAACAAAGTTAGATTTATAAAAGTTTTCTGGGTCGTTATACCGAACGCGAATGCTAGTGCTACGAGTTTTTAGCGAAGTCCCACTGTAATTAAAAGCGCCTTCAATAACATTGCTGTTGTTATACAGATGAACGGGCGAAACGTCTGTCCCGTTAAGGTTGCCGTGATCTGCATTTGCTTGAATCGTATTTGCCTGCCAATACAACATTCCTCTGAATACGCTGGCAAGATCTTGCAAGACGTTGAAAGCTTGCGCTTGATCACCAATTACCATGTTGCACGCAAAGCGAGCTTCTTGCTGCCCGTCAGGTGTTGGAATTAACTGGTTTGCATATTGAGACAACGGGTAAAGGTCTACCCAGCTAATATTTTCAGCTTCAACAAAATCACCCGCTCCATAGCGTTTGTTCACCACCATGTCGTACCAGCAACAAACAGGGCACGTTGTCCAAGCTTCTTTTAACAGCCCATTGAAGTTGCCAGCAAACTCTAAACTGCCATCACTGCGAACAGTTGCATTTGATGGGATTTGAACTATTCGACCTCGAATTTTGTACGCCCTAGTGGGTATGCTGCTGAATTGACGGGTCGAGAGGGTCAGCCCTGCAACCGCGCAATAAGGGTAAGCACTTCGCAAGGACTGTATTTCAATAATGCTATTCCAAGCGATTTGATTCCCTCTGCTATTTGCTAAAGGAATGTTCTGCGCAACATCTCTAAAGCTGGAATACCCAACTTCAAAATGAGCCTCACCAAGATTAACCTTTGCTACTCGTATGTTCCAAGGACCAGCGCCAAACAATGAAAGTCTTGGAGTCTTGAACTGATAGTTACTTGTTGAAATTCCTTGGATGGTTCTGTCATAGACCAACGAAAAGGATGTACCTTCGGCCTGAATATAAACTTGTATGCGAACACTGCCATTGAAAAGTTGACCCTTTGCTAATCCTTCTTGCGCTGTAGAAAATAGCCTTGGCACTGAAAACAACAGCTCAACAGAATCGACTTCTGTATCTGTGACTTGTCTGGTTACTTGGCCTGAACCGTAATTGCGTCCAATAACTTCATTATTTGCGTTTAAAGTTTCGCTGTAGTTTTCTCCAACTTCAGTGTTTATATCCGTTATTGTTG